AAGCTGAATCTGATGCAAGAAAACGTGCTTTCATGCAGTTTGGTTCACAGCTTGGATTGTCTTTATATGACCGCAGTAAAGCTTGGAAAAACCTTAAAAAAGACAGAACTCCAGTTTCTACTCAAAACCTTACAGTTGTTGCCAAAGATGCAATCTTAAAAGCTGACACCAGACAAAGACTTGATAAATGTGCTGAGTCCTTAGAGGTGCGTTATGCTAACAGACAAATACCGCAAAATGATTACAACGATCTTTGCGACCTAATCCAAACTAGAAAAGAGGTAATCAAAACATGACAGTAGCTGGCAGCCAGTATTTCTCTACCGATCAACTCGCTAAGAGATATGGTATGCACCCAGACTCCATAAGAAGATGGCGGTACAAAGGCATAGGGCCTGAGTACTATGAACTTCCTATCTTCGCTGTCTCTTATGGTGATCCTAGAGTTAGATATGACCTTCACAAAGTCCTTGCTTGGGAAGAAGCAAACGGCATTACACCCATTGAACCCTTTTAATTACTATGGCTAACACCGCATTTAACGCAAAATTTAGAATCGTTGACAATAACAGCGATAGAGACAATGCACCAGAAAGAAACCTAATTATCGACATATCAGTTGACGAAGCTATGAAAATGGCAAACTGGTTACAAACTATGGTTGATAATGCCCATATTGAAGATACTAAGATAAGGGTTTACAAAAACAAATCAGATTATGATGAAATAGCTGGTTTTTCGATCTGGGGCGGCCTCTGGGGTAACTCAGGCAAGATTGCACCATTAAACCCTAAACCAGCCTCTGAGAGGACTGTAAACGTCAAAGCAAACCAGCGTAAACTTCCAGAGGATTTACCTTTTTAATTATGTACTTAGTAACTTTTCCAAAAAATCCCTATGTAGGTCAGATTTTTTATCACCCAGAATCTAAAAGAACCTATGAATTTTGTGAAACAACAAGAACAGATGAGCTTACTGGTATGGTGCATGAATCTGCAACATGGTTTGATATTACAGAAAAAGATTTAGTTCCTTAAATAAGAGGCATTAGAGTTACAGCTTCGACTTGATCAACCGAATGAACTGTATTTAATTTGTAAGTCTGTGGGCGTAGTCAGAACACGTTTCAAACACAGAGTAGATGTGAGATCTGGCAAATATCTATATAAGTCCTCTACTTTTTTCCAAATATAACAAACTTGAAGCGGCTCCAAAAAGTCGCTTTTTTCTTTTTTAGTTCTTTTTCTAGCTTAAATATATAAGCGGCTTGCTGAGATATAACTTCAATCGAAGAACTTATAAAATGAGCTTGCTTTGCATTTGTCTGTAATAGCTTGATTGCATAAGGCTTTAATAGTTCTATATCCTCAAGCTTTTCAATAAATTTTATAGACTTTTGCACCTCAAACTCACCCTCAAGGCTGTAAGTAGATGTAAGAGCCTTGATAATATCCATTATTTAACTGGAAAGAGTTTTTCCTCAATCATCTTAACTATTGCATCATCAACGTCATTATCGGATTTCTCGGCTGCGGATTTCAGCATCAAAATTAGACCTTTACGCACAGATTCTGACTTGCCAAACCTGATAAATAGATTGATTAGAAATTTAGACATGATTTGTTTGTTTTTCCAAACATAGCTAAGATACCAGTATTAAACAAGAAATCTTAATCTCATGGCTGAAGATACTGCCAAAGAAGTAGAACAAGAAGAACCGCAGCAAGGTAATTCAATTCTGTCTAACCTTGTCCAGATGATTATACTTTTTTGGAGTTTAGGGGTTATTTCTTTTGCGTACTTCGGAAATTCAACCCGACAAATTGATACGACATTTGCGGCTGGATTGCTTAGTGCTGTCATGTCGAACATGGGCTTACAAGTAAAATCAGCTACAAATGGCAAAAAGAAACTTGGTAAGGTTAATATTGTAGATAACAGTAAAAACAAAGTTGGAATCAAATGAAAAAGCTAATTCCATTTATCATCTTTCTTTCTCCGTCTAGTGCCTTTGCTGACATCACAGCTAAATATGTGACCTCTGCACAAATTTCAATAGACTCTCCTTATGTCATTACAAATGCCGCACCTAGTTCATACTCTATAAGTGGAAATAATATTACTACCTCTACAGGAACAGGGGACAATGTAGTGACAAATGGGATAGGTGGCTTAAATCTTGGCAGTTTAAGTAATGGGGTTCCAGCTTTAGTAAATACAAATAAATCGGTTACAACTGCTGGGTCAGCTTTCTCACTATCGGAGTCATATCAGGCTGGGGACGTAACACAATCAGCAATCACTCCATCAAGCGGCATAGCAACTCTCCCAGTATTAGGTGGCCAAACAACAGTTATTTCTGGTGGAACTCTTGGCTCTGGAAGTATTAGCAGTTTATCTAGTGGAGTTCATTCTTGTTCTGGAGCGTTTGGTTCTGGTACAAGCTGCATTGCTTCAACTACAGTCTCGATTGAAATTGACTAGATTTTGGCTATTATTAATATTACTACTACCTCTGAGAACCCTTGCCACACCTGTAGTCCCTCAGTTTAGGTCAGGTAGTTCAACTCAGTCTAGTACTTCGCAATCAGTAATTAATGAGACAATCACTTCGCACCAATACAATTCTGGCTTTTCATACTCAGCATCAGGCCATAATATTGAATCAGCAGATGTTGATGGCTATATCAATCCTTCGACAGTCGCTGGTGAAACTCAGACTCTTGGTGGTGTCCAGTTTAGTTGGACTAGCCCTTCACTTGAGGCAGTTCCTAGATGGCGAATAAAAAATGCTGGGCAGAGCTTTTCTCTGGTGGAGTCACTGCAAGGTGCTGGCCTTTCCAATGTAACGACAATAAATCGGACTATCACTACAACTACTACAACGGAAACTCAAAGTATTTTTGGTCAGTAATTCTTGTAATCCTTTGCCCTGTAAGGGTTTTAGCGAATACAACAGTTGCCTCGCCCTCATCAAATGCTCAAGGGGTAGTTAATAACAACGCAACAATGATAACTCCATCAAACTTGCCCCAGAATCGCTACAGTCAAGGAATTGTTTGCACCTCGCCCAGTTTAACCATAACTCCTTATTTGACAGATGCGTGGTCATTTAACCGCCCTATAGAAACAGTTACCAAACAACCTATTTATGATGAAGATACAGGGGAAATAAAATATATTCAAGAAACTCCAAGATTTGAAAAAGATAATTACAACTTAAATTATGGAATATCTGCTCAATTTAATATTCCTTTAGGTAATGGTGGGGAACTATGTAAGAAAGCTGCAAAGGTAAATATTGAAGCTCAAGAGTTATTAATAAAAAAAACAAAACTAGAGATGGCTCTTTATAGGCTAGAGGTATGCGGTAAGCAAGCCAAGCTAGGAGTAGTTTTGACAGGTGAACACGCTGTCACTTGTAAAGATGTAAAGCTTATTCCCTTACCAAACCAAGTTTTGCCTCATACTCACAAAATTCAAAAAAAATAGGCCTTTTAAATCGCCTGTAAAGGGCTTGTAAAATCCTTTGCTTATGTTTATACCTTCTTTTTTTTAGAAAAACGCTTGGTTACTTGCTTAATACCACTCTTTGCAATTCCTTGAATTACAGGGACAAGAGCCGCAGACCCACCAGCGACCAGACCAATAGCAGCAGTAGAAATAAGAACTTCAGGTGTACCAATAAAAGTCTCTCGAAAGGGTACGTCCTCATAAATCGTAAGGCACTCTGTTTTGTCTGAGGATAACTTATGCCCAACAACTCTTTCAATGCGTTTTGCATTTCTGTAATCTCCGACCTTTTGTTCTTTATTGCTAGGACATTCTGGGATAACTAATTCTTCTTTTTTCTTTTCTGGTGTTTTAGTCTCTGGAATATCTGACTCTGGCATTGGTGGTGCATCATTTGTGATCGGCAAATCTTCAGTAATTACCAACTGATCTGGTCTGTATTCCATAGGGTAAAAGCTAGGAAACAAAGATTCACCACAGGTCAAAAACACTCCGTTAGGGTCATCAAGTAAAAGCTGTGTGTTTCCAGTGTTTTTTATATCTCTATGCTGATAAGTACAACCCACAACATCTATTTCTAAATTTGTTATTACAGGCAATACAGGATCTGGCTTGTATATCTCAGGAATATAGACCTCTGGAATATTTATTTGTTTGATACCTATTTCTGGTATCTCCATCAACTTTTAGGCTTTATATATTCTGGAACTGTTGGCCCTGTCATATCTGGCAAAGCGTTGTCTAATACTTTGGGCATCATGCCCTGTACATTATCTAGCACTTCATTCATCACTCTCGCCTTAAACTGTTCACTAGTAACAAAGCGGTAGGCATAGTATGAGCCGCCCAACATTGACAAGGTAAGAAATAAAGACAACAATGAAGCTATCTGGCAAATTTTTTGAAACATAATGCTTAGAGAAATTTTAAGAGTTTTGGCTATGCCTTTGACTTTGATGACTCTGTTTTTGATTCTTGGCTTGATGCCTCTTTACCTGATGGCTGGGTTGATTCGGGTACAGTTTGAGTCTCAAGAATCTGCTGTTCCAAAATCTTCATTGCTCCATTAGTTTCATGCAATGCAATCCATAACTGTTCTCTTTGTTGAGCAAGTTGTTGTAATCTTTCTTGTAAATTCATAATTTAGTAAAGTTTTTTACCAGCAGTGATAGCAGCATCAATAGCTGTAAAATCTTCTGTTGTCCAGATAGATGTTGTGTCATCTTCTTTTTTGTATGCTTTTATGATTTCAAGATGCTCTACATTACGTTTGATTTTAGCTTTAAAATCATCATCAGTTTCATCTGATGTTTGAGCAGTACCGATAACAGTTACGCTATCGCCAGCAGCAGAAAAAATCTTAGCGATCTCATCTGAAGTTTTTTCTTCCATAATAAAAAATTAGGTTACTTTTAGTTTACCCTGCTTCGAGGGCTGTGACTTTAGCTGATAGTTCTTGTATTGCATTTACTAAAACTGGAACTAAATGCTCACCTTTATATTTTAAATGATCCTCTTGTTCAGTATCAATAATAACTGGATTATCACCCTCTAAAGCAAGAATATCTTGTGCTACAAAACCATACCTTTGTGTGCCATTTTTTTCATCACTTTTTCTATCTTTTCTAAACCAAAAACTTTTAGGCTTTAGTTTATTAACAAAATCTAAACCATGAGGTATTGATTGAAAATCAATTTTGTCTCTTTCATCTGAAGTAACTGTAAAAGCAACTTTAATATAAGCATTAGTAATTGCAGTATGGCCTAATACAAATCTATTATCCTCTGTTGTTACATTAAACACTGGTGCGGTTATACCACCACCTTGAACTGTACCGATTGAAGTATTACCACTTCCTGTGGTTAACCCAAACATTGAATTGATACCCAAAGCGGTGTTGTGTTCTCCTGTGGTGCAAGCTGATAAAGCACTCGCACCAATTCCCGTATTTGCACGACCTGTTGTAACAGCACCGCAAGCATTATATCCGAAAGCAGCTGTATTATTTGCTGTGGTAACAGCATCAGCGGCAAGGGATCCCATAGCAGTGCCTTGGACTCCAGTTGTGTTTGCAGATAGAGTTAAATGACCAACTGCTGTATTGTTATTTGCGGTTGTGTTTGCCGCTAAACATGAAGTACCGACTGATACATTTTGTGTACCAGTAGTATTATGATGTAATGCTCTCCAACCAACAGCTACGTTATTAACTGCTGTTGTATTAGCCTCCAAAGATTCAGCACCTACAGCAGTGTTAAACCCTCCAGTGGTTGCTGTTAATGAATTATAACCAACTGCTGTATTAACATTTGCTGTAGTATTAGCATCTAACGCATTAGCTCCCACGGCAGTGTTTTGAGTTCCAGTTGTGTTTACTGATAAAGCATCTGTTCCTACAGCAGTGTTATTAGATGCTGTTGTATTTGATACTAATGCGTTATATCCAACAGCAGTGTTACTTGCTCCAGTAGTATTTGCACTCAAAGATGCTCTACCAACAGCAGTGTTAGCACTTGCAGTAGTGTTCGCATCTAAGGCTAAAGCTCCTACAGCAACATTGTTTGCTCCAGTTGTGTTTGCATTTAATGCATTATCTCCAACTGCAACACAATTACTTCCAGAATTAGAACTTCCTCTAAATGTGTTATTACCAATAGCAACGTTTTGACCTCCAGTTGAAGTCAAAGCTGCATTAACACCCATCACCACATTGTTAGAGCCTGTTGTATTATCTCTTAAAGAATCAACACCAACAGCAGTATTAAAAGATGCGGTAGTATTAGCACCTAATGCACCTTTACCAAGACCAGTATTGTCAGCCCCAGTAGTATTCGCGTCTAAAGATAAAGTGCCTACAGCAGTGTTTGAAGCTCCAGTTGTGTTTAACCTCAAGGCATCCCTGCCAATTGCTGTATTGTTATCTGCTGTAGTGTTATCTCCTAAGGCACTCTTTCCAACGGCTACGTTTGAAGATCCAGTTGTGTTATCTGATAAAGCAGCATATCCAATAGCTGTATTAACTGATCCAGTAGTATTAGCATCTAAAGAAGCGGAACCAACTGCAACTTGTTCGGCTCCAGTTGTGTTTACTCCTAATGCAGCTCCTCCTATTGCTACATTATTACTGGCCGTGGTGTTTGCATTCAAAGCACCCTGACCAACAGCAGTATTTGTAGATCCTGTAGTATTAGTAGCTAATACGTTAAAACCTACCCCAGTGTTGTTAGCACCAGATGTATGTTCAGTCAGGCAACTATGACCAATAGCAGTATTTCCTGTACCAGAAACAGAAGCATCTAAAGCACTTTCTCCAAGAACAGTATTACCAGCAACAGAGTTTGCACCTTTACCTATATTTATAGAGTTTATCGTTCCATCAACAGCAAATGCTGGCCCACCAGCAAGGGTAAATAAATTTATATGAGCATTATTAGAGGTATTTCTAAGCTGCATAATACTTGATGTTGTATTAGCAAAAAATTGACTAGCGTAGTTTGTAGATGGTGCAGATGAACCAGAGTTATTTGAAGATATTGCTAGTAATGCGTTATTTATATCAGCCCTGACGTTTGCTCCTGTGGAGTTATCTATAACATAATCGTGTTGAGCCATTGTCTAACCTAATTTTTTATCTAAGTATATCCTACTTTAAAATTAACTACCACGCCCTAAACCGACAGCAGTATTTTAAGAAGTTAGTGGATATTAATACAACAATAGCCCAACCGCAGTATTTTGTGTTTCGAATACATCAAAATACACCAGTAGCCCTACAGCAGTATTTTTGTTTTCTGTTGCACTAAAACACAGCAATCGCCTACAGCAGTGTTTTTAGGATTCGGTATTTGTAAAACACAGCAGTTGGATTACTTGAAAATACTAACCTACAGCAATATTTTTATAAACTGACTTACTAAAATACAACAGTTGGCCAACAGCAACATTTTTTAAAGTGGGTGCAAGATAATACAGCAGTAGCCCTACACCAGTATTATTGTTTATAGATACACCAAAACACAACTGTAGCCCTACACCAGTATTTTGAGAAGTCATTGCATAACAACACAACTGTAGGCCAATGGCAGTGTTTTATGTTACGAGTTTATTGGAATACAGCAATAGCCCTACGGCAGTGTTTTTTGTTTCTATTGCACTTAAAAATAGCAGTAGACCAACCGCAGTATTATGGTGAGTTATTCACTTAAAACACTTGTGTTGGCCAACAGTAAAATTGCTTGTTTTAAAATACATAAAACACCGCAGTAGGCTAATAGTTATATTTTGTGTATTTAATGCAGTAAAACACCACAGTAGGATTTAATTTAACTACCACGCCCAAATCCAGTAGCAGCGTATTTGAAATCTCTATTTACAAAAGTCTCATTGCCAGATGTATCTCTATTTTTAACGTTTATTGTAAAACCAGTTGATGTGATGCTTGGAATGGTAAAGAAATCACCAGCTTGTGCATTTTCAATAGTAATACCAACAGAAGGTTTAACACTATCTGCTGCAACACTAGTGCCAGATTGACCTGTAAAGAAACTATTAGTGAAAGTTACTGATTTTGTAGATGTACCAGAAGCTATCAAACCATTTGTTGCACCAGCGTTACCAAGACTTGTTTCTGTTCTGCTTTCAAGTTCTGCTGTATATCCTAGCTGATCTATTTCAATACTTTGTGCTGGATCATCAGAATCCATTTCACATCTAAATTTAAATCCTCTGGCAACATAAGTTCCATTAACAAAAGGATTAAATTGACTAAAGTTTGCTCCATAAGTACAAGATGTTCCGCTTGATATGGTTGCACTTGTGGCAGAGGTGACGGTGAAAGTATTTGCATCTGGAACTGTCTGTATTTCATAATTACCATCTGTTGCACCACCAGCAGCAAAATCAATGACAACAAAATCTCCAACAGAATATCCATGCGAGGTCTTAGTTATAGTAATCGTATTGGCACTCTGTCCGTAAGTTGCTGAAACCGATAAATCAGGGTCTAAATCTGTGGTCGCCACGAGCAAAGAAGCACCGACATTAAATGCGGTGGCCGCGTCAAAATCAGTCCAAGTGTCTATGTTTGCGGTTCTTCTATCAATCAGATCATTAGGATAAAAACCCTGAGTTACAAAATGTCTGCGTAATCTTAATGGTTGTTTGCCTCCTAAATCTAGAGTATTTGCAAATTCATAAGAACCTCCAGTAATATCAACAGCACCGATGAAGTCAAAATCAGCAATAGTATCAAAATCTGTCTCATCATCTAATGTCACTAATGAACCAAGAACAAGGCCATTTACATCATCAGAAAAGAAACAATCAACTTTTGTACCAGCAAAAGGTGGTGAATCAGTATCCTCTCTATCTTCTAAAACTGTAAGTTTTGGAAAAGCATTAGGTACTGTTTGAAGCATTACAACAGAGGCATCACCAGAACTTAAGCGGCCTCCATCGTCTTTAAATTTTAACAAGTATGTGCCATTTACAATATTTGGAACAATCGACTCACTGACGTTTCCAGAAAGTTCAGGCAAAACATCAACAGCATTTGTAAAAGTTGCACCAGATGTCAGGTTTGAACTACGAATTACAACGTTTCCACCATGAGTCACATCAACATCTGTTGATTTGTCAAAACGTAATCTTACAAATTCATCTGATAAAGGCTCGATCCTTACATTCTGTACATCTGCTGGTACTGCGGTTTTTCCTTCTGCTAAAAAAGTTAACTCTGTTGGCTCAACACTCGGTTCAAAAAGTGCGTTATAACTGAATACTTGAAATTCATATGTACCAAGTTCACTATCAAATATTTCAAAAACTGGACTCTGTACAATAGTCGTTTGAAAACTACCATTGTTAAGTTTATGTTTAACAGAATATTGTGAAACACCTGCAACTGGCGACCAACTCAAAAGTATTTTACTAACAGCCCTATCACCTAAAACTACAATTAATTCTTGTGCAGATAAGTTGCTTGGTGCAGGTTTTGTTTCAATAAGAGTTTTTATAACAGGTGATGTTATTGAAGCACCATCTTCAATAAAATCGTACTTATCGGGATCATGAAACATTGCGGTGATGGTATATTCATTATTTTTTTCTTCTACAGATAAAACTCTGAAATCTTCAGTTTCTCTTGTTGCCCTTACAAATAACCAAACGCTATTTGTTTGTGGTGCTGAAGTGTAAGCACTATCAACAGTAATAACATTTCCATCAATCGTTGAAATTGTTTTAGTTTGTAAACTGCCATCTGTCAAAATTACTGAAAGCTGATCTCCTGTAATTGGAGTTGTTGGTAAGTCCTGAGTATTATCAATAGTTATTTGAGTAGTTGTTGCTGCTGCTATCCTTCCTGACCTTCTAAAACCACTGCGAACAGGGTCTTGTATGGTAATAATCTGCGAGGGTCTTATTAAAGACCCAGCAGAGGCATCTGTTGTAAAAGCAACTGTTTCTGTCTCATTGTTCTGTGTGTAAAGGTGCCATAAACCCATTCTTCGTGCTTGTGCTTGGTCACTACAACCTACAGCTTCAATATTTCTTACCACAACACCATATTTTGATTGATTTGCAGAGGTGTCCTCTACAGTTTCATATTCAAAAGTTCTAGTTTCATTTTGAAAGTATTTAACATTTACTACTGTATCTTTTGTTCTCTGACTTGCTCCTGTATAAATAAATCCACCTTCTTTTACGTTTGAATATGAAAAGAAATATGTGCTTGTTGTTGGCCTATCTTGTGCAAGAGTAATTTTAGAATCTTCAAAATATAGACTTGCTCTCATGATTGATGCAATCTTGTTAAGAAGCGTGTATGCCTCAGTTGATTGCTGAAGGACTATATTACAACTAAATCTAGGGCCAGTCCCACCCTGTCCATTATCAATTAAAGTTGAATTATATTCAGAAGCTCTATAAAAAGAAAACTTATCAACTTCATCTTCAGTTACAAAATCACCAAACCCCGCCCTACTTTCAGTGATAAGGTCATATAACACCCACGCTGGATCATTACACCATTCTTTTGTAGCTTTTAAAGTTCCATTAAAATCACCGCTAAATGATAAAGAACCATCTGCTCTAACCGTTGAATTATGCGGAATTTTGACAAGACGGCCCCTGATTCGGTAAGTACGTCTGGGAACTGATCTGAAGATTTCAGCATCAAAACGTAACGCAGCAACAGCAGTATTAGCAAAAGTAGGTTGTTCAAAGACTAATTCAGTTATTGATGTTAATTCAAAAGCATTTGATAATTTTACGTCAGTGCTGTCATCAGTAACCCTTTCAACAGTCAGTGTTAAGGGAAAACTAGAGGCATCAACATTTACCCCTAATCCATCAGCCGTAACAGGAAAAACAATAATATGATCTTTGAAATAAGGTGATGTGCTTTTACCAGTTACTGTTGCACCTAAATGTTGTATTGAAGAATTAGTCTGTACAGATACATCATGAATTATTTGCCTTATTAAAGTACCATTTACATCCTCAAGTTTAATACTATAATCAACTGTCGTTCCTACTATATCTCCATCATCTTTAATTTTTTGTAATCTTGGAAAACCAAGGGTAACTCTCACTCCCTCTGTATTAGTATCTGTAATTGAGACCACTTGTGCTTGTGATTTTGTAACAGTTACACCAACAAGTCTATCTCTTTCAGTTTCTGCAATACCTCTTATATTTGTTTGATCTGATTTACCTACCTTTGCAACAAAAGCTGGTCTGGTTTCATTTGTTCCAAAATTAAAATCATCATCATTAGGTGATGTATCAGAAGCAGTTTGCCGTAAAACTTGTACATCATTTAAAAATACGTCTTTAAGTGCTGTTCTGTTGTAATCATCAGTGCCTAATGTATGTCCAGCATCTACAGCAGAGGGAAAACCAGCAATTTCTCCTTCACAAAGTGCATCAATCGTTGTAACGTGTTGGCGAGAACCAACTTCGCCATCTTTCATAGTGGAATCATAATATTGAATCGCACTTCCGCCTTGTTGATAAAGACTGTGTTTAAACTCGGTATTGTTGCGTGGTAATGTCATTTAACCTCCTAATTTGCAAATACTGGGGAAGTATCTGTTCCAGATGACACAACTATTGATCCGCAATATACCTCTCCATATATCAAAGGTATGCAAACACCACTACGACTGACATTTTGAATGCCATTAAATGAATAATTCACTCTTGCATCTGTTTCACTTAAACCAGAAGAAACATCGCCAACTTGAGGTTGCTGTTGTGGAAAAAGCATATTTGTTACACCGCCTATTGCCATTGTTACTCCATAAGTAACCAAAGAAGTTCCAATAGTTGCCAGTAAAGTTCCAGCAGTTGCAACAGCACTTACAGCAGCACCACCACCAACAAACAAAGCAGCCAAGAAAAACCAATTACCTGAAACAATCGGTATCATTCTTATTTCTCCTTCAAAAACAACATTTAAATCTTCTTTTGTTTTTACAACATCATTATTTATAGTAATTCTGTACATATTTTGCTGGATATGTGGTTCAATTTCTGGATAGTTACAAGCCAAATATTTATAAACATCTTTCATATTTTTTACATCTGCATAATTAACGTGCCATCCAACAAGTTCTGCTAATCTTCCATAAACTTTTATTTTTCTTAAACCTTTTTCATGCTCTGTTCTTTCTCTATCTAAAAATTTATTTTTAGAAAGCATAGGCTTATGTTTTTTTGGTTTGAGTTCTATTGATTCATCATTAAGTGGATCAAAAATAAACCAAGATAATCCAAGAAAATCACAGTTTTTAATATCCTCCTCAGAGGCTGTTAAATCTCCGTTTGGGTGTGAATGACATATATGTAATACAGTTCCAGTTTCTTCTGCTGCTGCCCAATCTTCGGGGTCTATCGTAAAAGAATTTGCACCTTCTACAGCAATATTTTTACATGGATAATATTGTTGTTGTCCATCAATATCTAGGACTAGACCACATGATTCATCTGGTAAAGAAACCTTTGCGTGATGTAATGCCTGTTCTTGCCAAGTATTCATGCGAAAGTACCAACAGAAGGAAAATCTTTTCTTGTAATTATTCTCTTAGGTGCGTTTCGATTTTGCAAGTCTAAAGACATTGCAAGTTCAAATTCAACAAAATCTTTACTTTCAATTGTTTTTCTATCTATAAAAAAAGTATGGTTTTCATAAGTAGTGTTTGCTGGAGTGCCAAAAGGGTTTGTTCCAGAAGCAAAATTTGCATCATCAATAAATTTAAGCAAAGTGGTAATTCTTTTAAATTTTGCCATGTTTAAATCATTTTTTGGTGTCGTTAAATTTGCCTGTATCATTAAAGCTGTAACAGTTGATCCTAGATTGCTGATTCTCACAGTTGGTCTTGGCAATGCTTTTCTACTAATTGAATATTCAAACCCATTCGCCTCTATCGGTATTCTTGTATAAGTATTTCCTTGAAATACAACATTTGCAGTTGTGTTCATATTGATACCATTATGAAACCTACTTACATTAGAACTTCCATGCAGTGCAGCAACTAAATGAATTTCAAATAATTCTATCTTTGCACTTGGGTTTGCTTTTTGTAGTTCCTCTGTAGGTATTGCCATTATGGTTCAAATACCTCTCTAAATGTTGCGTTTATTGTAGCTCTACCATTATAAGTAATTGTTTTTTGCCATCTTTGGCAAACAAAATTTGATATTCCTGATTTTGTTACTGATACATTTCCAGAAGTTGTCGCACTACTTCCAGCAGTAATCACAAAAGTATTTGCATCAGTTAAAGAAACAACAGAAAATGTACCATCAGATGCAGTGCCAGATGTAAAATCAACAGTTATAGAATCATTTGCAAATAATTGATGTGCTGTAATAGAAACTGTAATCGTAGTCCCACTCTGAGAATATGTCCCTGTTTTTGTAGATGTTTCGCCCTCTGGTGTAAATGTAAAAGATGCCTGATCTAATGCACGTTCATTGAGAAAATATGTAATCTCATCACTTTCAGCTTCAGTTATATTGGCAAACGTTAAATTATAAATCTTTGGATTTTGATGTGCTGCTATTCCTATGAGCTGCCTTTGTTCAAAACCATCTGCAAAACGGATAGTTGTAATATTGGGCTGACTTCTTTTTGTCATGCCATAGATAGGTTTTACTGTAGTTGGAAATGCTGCCATGACTATGCGTTAGATAAAAGCCCTCCAGCACGTTTTTGAGCGATCAGTTCTGCCTGTATAGCAGCACCCAAAGCTTGACCAAATGAGTTGGCTTGCCCTTCGTTACCTTCAACTGTACTTCCAGAGGCATCTACATTTACTGTAATCATGTTATTAACTGTGCTGCCACCAAGTTTTTCATTTGCCGTAATTGTACCAGAAGTTCTTGGAGTGAAAAGCTCTGGCCCTCTTTCTCCGACCATATAACTGCCACCAGCAGATACAGGGCCACCATTTGCTCTTGGTGTAATATTAAACGACCCTTTTGGCAGATTCATGGGAATACCAGTTTGTCTTGAAGCTGCTCTTCCTAAAGCCTGTGAATTTAATCCTCCACCGCTACCACCAAAACCACCAGCGAATATCCCACCAAGTGCATTTCCTAAAAAATTACCAATTCCAGAAACTGCTTGTTGCATTGCAACTTCAATAAGTTTTCTTTTCAAATCGTTTAATACACTTATAGCTGCCTGTGCAAGTGTTTTTGTTCCCATCACAGCATCAGTCAAGTTTTGGACAATTCCATCTTCAATACTTTTACCAATTTCCATATATTTTTGCTTGAGTTTGTCTGCCTCTTCTTTAAGTTTTTTATCTTTATCAATAGCTTCTTGTTTTAATTTATTTGCTTTTTCTAATTCAGCATTTTCTTTAATTACTTCATCTAATCTTTCTTTAATAGGTATCATTTGTTCGCGAAGTAAGGCAAGCCTTCTTTCTGCTGCTGCGATTGTTCTTTTATCATTTGTATTATTTATCTTTGCCAATTCTTTTGCCATTTTTATTCCAATATCAGCCTCTAAAGCTTTTAACTGTGCTTTTTCACCTTTTTTAATTGCTTCAGTAACTGCGTCTTGTTCTCTTTTTTGTTTTATTAATTGTGTAACGACACCACCTATAGCAGTGGCAATAGCAACAAAAGGAATTGCATTTAGAGCAATAGTGGCCACACCACCAGCAGCAGCCACTTTTATAAGACCAGCACTAATTAAAGGCAATGCTATTAAAACCCCTTTAGCTGCAAAAGCTATTCCTGCAAATATAAAGGCAGTTTGTCCTATGGGTGAATTTATAAACTCACTGGCTTTGATAGTCAATTCAGTTAATGACTTTGTTACAGCCTCAATAGCTGGTCTCAACTGTGTTCCAAAAGCTCTTGATAAATCTTCTGTAGCATTTGTAAAATTTTTAAATACTTGAGTAGGATCATTTTTTAATAATTCTTGTAAAAATCCGCTACCTTCGTTTCCTATTCTTCCTAAAGCCCTAAGGACAACATCACTAGTTAATTTACCATCAGCAGCCAACTGTTTAAGTTGTCCAATCGTAACACCTAGTTCTTCTGCTATTGGGGCAAGAACTGTTGGCACTTGTTCCGATATGCTTCTAAATTCATCACCAGCTAATCTTCCTGAACCAAGAGCCTGTGCTAACTGCCTAAATGCGTTTGATGATTCTATTGCAGATGCACCAGCTAATTTAGCGGCAGTATTAAAACCAAAAAATACAGTTCTTATGTCCTCAACACTTGAACCTAATGGAGCTAATCTTGCTGTAATATCCGTTACACCCTCAAGGGCTTCAGTTGCACTTAAACCAAATGCTTTTTGTGCATCTGCCGCAATCTGTTGCGATTTTGCAAAACTTCCACTTGCTTTTGTTAAAAGCTTGAGTCTTACATTAAGCTTGTCAAAGTTAGCAGAGGTTGTAACAGCTTGTCTTGCTAATAAAGTTATACCAATACCACCAATCGCTGTTCTAAGGCCACCAAAAGACTTCTGAAGGGCATTTGTCTTTTGTTGAACACCATTTAATGCTCTATTTGCACCACTGGCATCAACTCTTAGTCTTACAACTGCCTCTGCCACAGATAAACAATAACTTCCTTAACTATATCTTGATTTGCGTTTCATTGCATCTGCTTCTTTCTTTTCTCTTTCAACTTTTAACTCATAATATCCAGCAAAAAATATCAACTCCTCATCTGTAAGCTGTGTTCTTAGTTCACTAACTGTCTTACCTAATTCTGTTGCAAGGAAAAACTCAAAATTTAGCCAGTTGTCCCCCTTTAGGATTCCTTTGCGTTTTCAAGAGTTGCTTCCTGATTTATGCCAAATAAAAATAATTCGATTTCATTCAATACATTTTCTGGTAGATCAGTTTGCAAACTTGCAAAATCTGAAGGGTGAAATGCTTTTGTTCCATCTTCTTTCTCTGCTAATTGGCAAAGCATATGAGTTGAGACAACTAATGGATCATCACTACCAGCCCTTTGTGTAGCCCTTGCCCTGTCTGCTCTTGTTATGGCTTTAAAGTACAGACTTATGACAACATTGCCATCATCATCTTTGATGTCAAATTTTCTTCTTTTACTTAAATCAAATGCCTCTCTGAGGACTTCGAGGGTGCGTTTTTCTGCCATGAATAAAATGCGAAGTTTTTACTTTAGTTAAATAGCTGAAGTTATAGTTCCAGTTGGCTTGAATGTGATGCTGATTGTATTTGCTTCACCAAGAGTTGAGCTTTGGTCAAAACTTGTGATAATACCATTAAATGATATTTTCTTTGTAGCACTTGAACTATCTGGGAAAAGTTCAAAAGATGCTGTTCCAAGATCACCAGTAGTCAAAACACCATCTACAAAAGTTGCTGTTTCTCCAGATGCTGAATCATCATAAAGCAGTTCTGCACTTCCTTCGCCTTCAATAAGACCACCAACAAACTGTTTGAATGTATCGCCTTGTGCTGTTGTTTCTTGAATGTCTTTGGTGATAGACATACTCCAAGCTGTAGTTCCTAATACAGGGTTTACTGAAGAGCCACCATCATCAAATTTGACTTGCCCAACATCACCTTTTACCTTTGCCATAACAAATAAAAGAAAGATTTATAAATATATTAACCTTTTTCTGACTTTTTTACAGCCTTTTTATTTGCTTGTTGTTTTTCCATATAACGTCTGCATTGATTATCCCAATATTGTGGTTCTCTTCTACCTTTGACGGCCTCGATCGCGTCAAGCATTTTTTCTGTAATTTCCATTACAAATCCTCGTAAATATTAAAAGTGATTCTAATTTGAGTTTGAAACTTACCTTCTGGACTTGAAGTTAGTATCTCAGGCCCTATAGGTGAATCAAAAATTACATTAGAAACAGTGATCCTATTGTATAAGTCTCTAAGCCTCTTGCAAATGGTATAGTTTGACCCTGCTCCAATACCCTCTTCTGTAAACACATTCAGTAATATCAATCCAACAACATTGTTTGTGGCAGTGCTTGAGTCACCTTGAGTAAGATATTCGTTTGCACCAAAGCTAGTAACACATTGAACAAAAGTATCTTCTGTTGTTGAATCAAAGGTCATGTTATTGAATACAACAGGGATTGCTGGGCTTGAGGCAAGCTCTGTGGCTAACCTAGCCTCTATTGTTGATCTCACTGTGTTTAAATCAATAGCAGCCACTAAATACCCCTCCTAAGTTGTTTCATTACATATTGTTCAAGTTCTTTTCCAATAAGTTCTGGAAACCCAGCAACAGTTTTTTGTCTGGTTCTATAAACTCCACCCCATGAGGGTGGCAAGTTAACACCAAAACATACAGGCTCTGCATAAGGTAAATTATTAGTGACTGTTCCTTGAAACTTTTTAATATCTGTTTGCCATGCTGCTCTAAGTTGACCACCTCCCTTTGGTTCACCTTTATAAACAACTCTAACTGGTGTTGCTTTTTTTACTCTTCTAGTCCACTCCAAAGTTGTAGCTGCTACTAAATCAACAATTTTTTCTTCAAAAAAATCATCTATTTCATCTATTCTTATTTGTCTTGCCATATTTACCTCAAAATTAGATCAAAGCTAACAGCAGTATTATTCTGCTCATTTGTAATAACTTGAATAATTTTAAATTCAACACTACTTATAACTACTCTATCTTTTGTTGTAGGAACAAATGTTAAATCACCAGCAGATATTGTAAGCAACTTATCCTGTGATTCAATCAAATCATTGACTTGATTTCTTGCAACATTACTTAATGCACCTTTGATAGTTGTATCAGACGTAGATTCTGTAATAGCTCCAGTAGTGGTATTGTATGCCCCTGCTGTTACCTGTCTAATAGTTACATCACCCCCAAGTTTACCCAGAGTCTTTGACGCAGCTTTTTTTAGTGCATTAGCAAGACTCATAATGAATAAGCTATAACCTGACCACTTGCGAGAGTGATGCTTGTGATAACACCTTCAATTTCAGATGATGATTTCATTGTGATGCCATTGATAGTTGAAGAACCATTTTCTGTTAAGTTCTCAGCAACTAAAGTTACCTCTGCATTTGATAAACAATGCACTTTACCGAATCTGCCAGTATGAGCAGCCGTATCGGTAATGATTATCCCTGCTGGGTATTGATAGCCGTAGTTCACTTTAAGACCTCTTGATTGATAAGTTTGCTCTTCCACCTATTCTAATACCCATCAAGTAATGATCAACTATTGGTGGAATACGATCAATACCAGTAGCCCCATAGAATCTAGGGGTTACATTTATATTTCCAATACTTACAGCAGCAAAATCCTCTAAGCCGCTTAGTTCCAGTCCGTTCCTATTGTTGTTTAGATATACAGCTAAGATGACCTGTGCGTGTTTTACCCTGTCTGGGATTTCTGTATCAAGGTAATAATCAGCAACTAATCTATTTGGAAAGCTCAAACCATACAAGTTAGTGTATGTGTCAGGTTTCCTGACTCCTGATCTAGGCCACTCCAAAGCTTGAGTATCATCTACCCTTGCTCCTAAAAACTTCTCTCTATCTATCCTTTGGGCTGCTGTAAACAAAGCACGATTTTTATTGTCCGTAGATGAGTTATCCCATGCTGCGGTGTCATCACTTAGAACTAGCCCCTCAATAAAAGAGTTTGCATCAGATAAACCTATATAAGTGTTTGCGTTAGCACCGCCAACAGTAGCATCAAGAGTTATCGCCATTGAGTTTTACCTTTTTGGGCTTAGATTTTGGTTTTGGCTTTTCAAGAGTTTGAACAAGTGAAGCTGCTTTTTGAGCAGCCTCATTTTGTTCTCTCATTCGCCTAAAAGCGAACATTGCCATTAGCTTGATGCACCTTTAAGAGCAACAAAGTTAATAACGATAGCTTCACTTAAAGCTCCACCAGATACGTTAGACACTGTGATCTTGAATGATCCAGCAGCGATTCCGTTAGCACTAACAATGTAAGCACCAGCAGTTCCAGCAGAACCATGACAAGCAACAACAACATCTGTTGCTGCAATCTTGTCGTTTGTCACTGTGAAAGATACTTCCGCAGCATCAGCTAATGCAGCGTTGTTCATTGTAATCTGTCCACTCTGAGTGTTCAGAGTTACACCTGTTGATTTGTTAGTGGCCTGAGTTACAGTGCCGCCTGTTGTTGGGCCTATGAGTGACCCTGCTGTTACGTCAAATAATGATGACATGATTAATCCTGATTAGATACGTTAGTAGCTCTAACAATACCGATATTCTTTGTCTCATACACTTTCGACCATGATGCAACTGTTTCCAAAACTGTTCTGTTTGGGTTAACTGTTGATACAGCGTATTTAAGACCGACTGGGTGATAGATGTAATGGAGATCAACTGCCATAGCTTCTTCCAAAGCTAAAATATCACGATCAGTTTGTGTTCTGATTGGTGCTTGCTCACCTGTAACAACT